TTCTTGAGAAAGATATAATTGTTATACGTGGGTTGATAATTTAATTTGTGTAGAGCAAAGAAGGCGGAGAGAAACATGAAATGGTCGGTTGATCGTATCTTAAAACAATGATCCTTTTTCTTTGCCACTTCATCGCAAAAGTCTATATAATGCTTCTTTTGTGTATCGAGTCCCCAACCTTTTTCTAACCCCATGCGTAATAATCCGTCTGAATATTCTTCATAGATTAGTTTGGGATCATCGCCGAGTGTATCAAAATCCGAAACATAAATATCATTCCAGTATAGATCTAAACGATATTCGGTTGGTCTTTTTTTTTGACTCATTGTGTTATATTAGATAATGGGTTAGTCTTTAACTATCTGGGAAAATACCATTCGCCTTATGAGGGTAAGTTTGTCTTTTTCTGACATTTCGTGTGCTCGTAAAATAATTTTTAATGAATCAAGTGTTGCTTCGTGTTTCATTCGTTGTTTCTTTTCGTCTTTGACTTCTTGACGCTTTTCTGTAATAATATCAATCGCTTCTTCTCTGTCCATAGTTGTGTTATATTAGATAATGGGTTATGTTTTAAATCAAATTTATGCGTTCATAATTTCCATTTCACCACCTTCTAGTCGTGCTCTGCGTACATATTCAAGATAAGATCTGACGATGTAAGCAGTTGCTCCACCACCCGTGGGATCGGGCATCTGTGCCGTGAGGTGAAGTTCAACGCCGTCATTACCGACCCGACCATTTGTGAGACGTGTGCCCAGCATGAAAAACTGACCGCCGAGAGTATCATCTTGAGCGTATCCTTGGAAAGTCGCTTCACCGCCCACAACCAGAGCACCGACACCACTACGACCGACAAGATAACCTCCTTGATCTCCCGAATATTCTTCACGAGATACAAACGGTAATCCTTCACTCTGAACGAGTTGTGTAAATGCTTGTGCTTTATTCGTAAGTGCTTGAGAAAACTCAAAGCGAGATTTGTAGCGAATGTTATATGACAGAGTACCGGGGACAGTATTGACGCCCGTATTTTCAACTGGAGATATCATATTGTATTTACCCAGCATAGACTGGTCTATCGCCGGTACAGCACCGGGGTCTGATTCATTAGAGATGACTGTGATGACGCGAGGCACAACACGATTGTTCATACCCAGTTGTCTCACAAAACCCGATTGAAGTTCTGCTTGACTACGTGTGTTTTTAGAGAGACGATAATCAGAGAAAGACATATCAATTACGGGATTCGCATCTCTGTATCGGTTCATAGCATCATCTTCCGTGTATGTAATATAATCCGCTACAAACTTGAGTTCATTACGATCAATAAGAATACCCGCTTGTGCTCCGCCCGCTCGCATCACTCGGTCGGTTAGTGTTTTAGACCAGTAGAGTTCAAGTGTGAGACCTTGGTCTATCATGTAAAGCGGAAGAGACTGCGTTTTCATAAATAAGAAAAGATCTGAAATATCAATAGAGTATGTTGGAGACTCTACCAGAGAAGCAGTCGTCATCAAAGCGAAGGGTTGAACTAATCCATTCTGACCGATATCACGAACACCAGCACCACCCTTGGCACTATATTCGCGACCATTATCAAGACCATAACCCAGAGAACGCTCCGCATCATATACAGTCGCCGCACCATCATCGTAGTAATGCTTGAACTCTTTGTTCATAACACGACCCGTCATATACTGCTCACGCTCACGATTGGTTTCATTCGATATCTGACACGATTTAATAGCGTGGAAATGACCGAAATCAGAAATATCATTAATGACTTGACCCGACTTTCGGACTTTCAAGACAGCACGATCTATGATAGATGCGATACCGATATTCGCGGGAAGCATCTGACCCACCGCCGATGGAACTAAACCCACGAGGATTTTACTATGAGAGTGAAGAAACCCCTTCTGTGCTAGATTGAAGGAGGCATACCCCGAAGCAGTTGTCGTTGCTTCTTGGAAGGTAGAAGTTTCTAACAAATCAGTTTCTACATGCTGAAGAAAATTATCTGGCACTTGATCTAACTTAATCAAATCGGGAACCATTTTCTGGGAACTTTCCAGAGGGTCTGACATATCACGCTGATCCATCTATTTTATACTGATACTTATATAAAATATATTTTAAGAAAAAAAGAAAAATAAACTCTATAGAAAATGGGTGTTCCGAATAGATTAGATGAATTTGATGATATGTCTCCAACATCCGCCAGAATCATTTTGGGAGTTTATGGAGGTGTGGTCTTCTATTGTTTGTTTATTCGTTGGTTGTTTATTTGAGAAGATTTACCCCGCTCGATGACCAGACGAGTTTTGCTTTAGATTTGAAGTACAGATAAACCCCTTGCGGACTATCACTCGTGAGATCAGTTTCAAGAGCAACTCCAAACTGCTCTTGCGAGAAGTCTTCGCCAGAGTTGAATTGCGACATGCGGACTCCGAGACCGTATAGAGGACCGCCCGCTTTGACGCTTTTGTATGAAGGAAGACCCGCCGCCGCATCACTGGTGAGATCATAGACACGAGATACATTTGCGGGTGAGAGAGATGTTTTATCTACCATTGCTTCGGGAACAACGGATTCAGCGAGCATGCGATTCAGTTGAGGGTCAGACAGAGTGAATACAGCATCTGCTCCCGCTCCCGCCGCGATGGTGGAGTTTCCGGTGGTTTCAGATACATCACGAATGGTGAAATCAAGAGGGTAGTTAGAACCACCCTTCAAGAACTGGACGGTCTTGACATCACATAAACTGCTGTTTTGTTGCGAGAGTTGAGTCAGAGCGAGACCATTATCAGCAAGACTATTGATATGAACAGCGGGTACGAAGTTGAGGAAAGCAGACTGGAGATAACGCAGACCCAGAGAATACTGAATCTGTGCGTTGGTTGAGTTGATTGTAGTGTAGAGACTGGTGATTGTGTTGAATTCGTGTTCGCCCGTAGTCTGAGACTGAAGAGATGCCATCTCTTCTTGAGGGACATCGTGGACTTCACAAGACAGACTCAATTTTGATAATTCATAATGTGCTTGGGCGTTGTCGGCGGTCACGGCACCAGAGCGAGAGAAGAGGCAGTTGCTATCGGGCGAGAGATGGAGTTCAATGGTTAAACCACCGAAAGCAGATTCCATAAGATTGACAGACTGACCCGACATCAAGAAACCAGACGGAAGGTAGCACGAGAAAGATTTCGGGCGTCGAGTCTTGGGTGTCACGCCGTCTTGAGTCGGTGGACCGCTACTCACAACATTAAAGAACATGGCATCAGCGTTGGGTTGGCAGAGAGAGGATTCGTTCATATGACCCGTAAGATCTTGAATACTTGAAGTGAGACCGAGATACTGGGACATGTAGCGATTGTAGTTTTGAATGTTTTCGCAGATTTGTTTTGACTTGTCGTGTCGGATGACTAACTGATCCCACATAGCATAAATACCGAGACGATTATCCATAGTGATACGGTTGGGTTCCGCCGCCACCGCCGCACCGGCGAGATGAAGAGCATCATATACGGGAATCTGCTCACCCGCCGCCCCCGCATCAAAACCACGGAATACCATCAACTCACCATTGATACGAATACTACGTGGATCTAAAATGCCATTCTGCGCGGGGATAGTGAAACTTAATGTGGGAAACCCTTTTTTGAAACTTATAGTCTGATCGGAAGCAACATTATCTGGTCTAATCTGAATGAAACGACTTGAACTCATATTTATATGATATGACTTAGTTAAAAATTATAGATACTGATTTTTTTATTTTTTATTGAAACAAGTCCATTGAAATATTCAGAAGATTATTATGCGTTCTTTCATATCCTCCCCATGAGATTTTATACTGATATATTTTTTTTTGTTGTAAAAGAATCTTTTCTTTATTCTCTTTTATATAATATCGTTTATTATATTCTGTCATATATGGTTTTCTGTCTCTAATTTTGTTTCCGTTTGCTCTGTGAAGATTTATATTCGGTAAAGTATCAAGATAATACTGCTCTCTTTCTTTACCGAATAGCGTTTTTTCAAGTATATTTACTTGATAATCTCCACGATCAATTATCTTCTTTGAAGAACAATAACTTTTTCTTGAAGGGTCATTTGTTCTTTTATGTTGTCTCATTCTTGTTTCCAGCGTGTTTTTAGTAGAACCGATATATCTTTCACCGGTTATATTACAGACTATTTCGTAGATAATCATTATACACTATGTAATCGTGCTATTTGTTTAAACTCATGCCTCCACAACAACAAATCCATTCTGAAGACGGATACGGCGAACGTGCGATACGAAACTGCTAAACATTTTCGGGCGGGTCGGTGCCGTCGCTTCCCCGTAGCGTAAGATGATACTCAAGTCCTCATTACGGAGGTCAGTCGCTCCCGAGAATGTGCCGAAACTTCTACCGATCACGAAGTTCTCCATGTATTTTGAGAATGACCGAGGATCAACATCAGAGTTAGCAAGTGCCTTCTCCAACTCATACAGATAGAAAGCGTCGATACTATTACGGGTTGCGATCTTACGTGTAGAGACTGGGCGTGATGGAACATTAACACCAGATATCTGTAACTGATATTCCGTAAGAAAATCGCAAATTCCAGAGATGCCCGCTCTCGCTGAATTGAGTCGTGTATCCATGCCGTTCCGAGTCTCTTCATATGTAGATTTAGACGAGAGTAAATCACCCGAAGTGTAGATAGTAGAATCTGTCGGAAACGAAAGAAGTGCTTTTGCCCTTTGATTTTTAGCGTTGATAAGAAAAGACGCTTGACGCTCCGACGCCAGAAGAGAGTTTTTGTAATTGGTTGTACTCATAATATCAAACTCTATCGCTGACCCGTCTCGTGCTTGAGACAGCATACTCTGGACTTGTGCTTGTTCTAGTTCTAATTTATGGACTACAAGATTAAGGTTATCAACTTGATAACTTACTGGGTAATCAATACTGACAGAAGCGGGTGTGGTTCCCTCCGCCACCGTTCCTCGCCCATCTTCACAAGACAGAGAGACTACGCAGAAAGCACCCGCGGTAATAGCACGACCACCATTTGCTACAGCAACGGTGTTAAAGACCGGTGCCGCCAACACTAACTCTACAAACAGAGTATTGACATTGATTTCAGAGATAATAGCACCCGGAGTTAATACTGCTGGATTGGAAGCACTAGAGAGGGGGACACATGTTGCGTCTCCGCCAGCGATTTCTACAAAACCGATACGCTCCCCGACAACAAACGGACATTGAGCGACACTCTTGATACTATTCAAAGTGTTATCAAGGTAGATACGACTCGTAGCACGATCACCGGGGGCGGGAGCAACTCCACCGGGGGCATTTATCCATGGAGTAATACCGGGGACAACATCACTTTGTGCCGCGTCAGTACAACCAGCAAAGACTGGATTGAGAGGACGACGACGATGACGAACCGCACTATCCAACTGCTTCACGATACGAGGAGCGGGAGCAAGATCCAGTTCCACGGTGAGACCATTCTCCATAAGAAGGACTGGAAACGCCCCACCCTCAAAGACGCCCGTATGAAGAGGAACACAACACTTTACCGTATTTCCTTGAGTCGGTTGATCATAATCTACAGTTTGATTACCGTTTGATTCTTTGAACCATGGATTCGTCTGAAGATCCGCCATTTCAGATTTAGACGAACCACCCGTCCCCGCCGTGAAACTATTATAGACAGTTCCGCCTTCGGTCGCCGCCTTCATATTGAGTAATGCTTCATCGCGATCGTAATCGTGCTTGACAGCAACAAGTTGATTGTATTCATTGATTTCTTCTATCACCGTCCCGTTATTGAGAAGACGAATGTTTTGTACCATCATACCGCCTCCCGCTGGGTCTAACTGAAGACGAGTCCTCACAGCATTAGAATTGATAATCTTCATATCCCATGACAAATAACTATCTTTACCCGAGAAAATACCGATAGACTGCGGGACTTTAAATTGAACTTTGCGAGATGATCCACCAACGACATACTGAAGTCCCCGCTCCGCTGGGATCTCAACTTGCTCCTCCCCGATATGAACGATATTATCACTACGCCAATAACTCATTTATTATGTTATGTGTAATATATAAATTAAATCATAAAAAAAAACAAAAATCTTACAGATAGTATATGTCTGAAGAAAAACTTACAGCATGGTCTGATGAAACCGAAAAACTTTTAGCAGATTGGTCTGAAAAATCATCGTGCTATCGATGGTTACATGGGAGATGTGAAAAGAAGTACAAGAAACAATACTATCTGTTTTCTATTCCCGTGATTATCTTATCAACTTTGACGGGTGCCGCAAATGTTGGAATGAGCACGTTCGTGAATGAAGACAATCAAAATATGGCGTCAGCAATCGTGGGTGGTATTAATATCTTTGCGGGAATATTATCTACTTTACAAAACTTCTTGAAAGTTGCCGAGTTGATGGAAAGTCATAGATCCGCTTCCGTGAGTTGGAGCAAGTTGGGGAGAAATATATCCATTGAATTAGCACTTGATAAACATAAACATAGAAGTAAATGTAGTGATTTCTTGGCGATATGTAGAGCGGAATACGATCGCTTGATTGAACAAAGTCCGATGGTTGATGATGATGTCATCTCTACTTTCAAGAGAAAGTTTAAAAAGTATGATGTGTCAAAACCAGCAATCTGTAATGGATTGGATAAATGTATCATTCACGGAAAAAACACTAGTCTTCCGCTTGAAACCGAATTAGCAGTTGATGATAGTGATACGAGTAGTGAATCAAATGTTAGTCCTTAAAGTTATCAACTTGATAACCTCTGATGTAAGTTTAAAATTAATATATTTTCTATGTTATAGAGTATGACACTTCAACTAGACCCCGATGAAACCTTAAAAAAGTATAAAAACCGATTGACGCGAAAACGAGAAATCTATCAGATCAAATACAAAGATGATCCGATATTCAAAGAAAAAAACAGAGACCGTGCGAAACAACATTATCATAAAGATAAACTGAAACAATCATCTTTGAAACTATACCGATATTATGTGAAGCATAAATCAATCCAAGATTTTATGGATTGTCACCCAGAGAAGTTTTTATTGATTTCAGATAGATTCACGCTCGACGAAATAGACAACTTAATCTGACAAGTATGCGTCATACTCCAATGGAACTTCAAGATCAACTTCACACGATTTATCCCATTCACAACCTTTATGTTTTGCCAGACATTCTACGAGACATCTCCATGTGTCGCATTCTTTCACATCACACGTGCCATCATACTCCCACCCGAGTTCTGAATCACACAATCCTCGTAATTGAGTCCATTTTTCATACCCCCATTCGTCCTCCCACAAAGTCGGGTGTACATGTTCTTTTGCGTGTTCCCATGGAATCGGATGTTTGTCTTCTTCTGCCATTTTATATATCTATATCATATATTTATTTTATATCAAATTTATTTATTTTAAAAGTTATCAAATTGATAACTTAAGCAGACGCAAGAGTTGTAGTCGTTTCTACGACTTCATCGGGTTCTTTGACTTTCTCTGCTTCTATACCCACTTCGGTTTTCTCTTCTTTCTCTTTGAGAGCATCTTCTTTGTCTTCTCCTTCTTGACCCGCACCAATAATCTCGGCACCTTGAGACGCAACACCCAACGCCGCACCAAGAACAAATGCCGGTGGAAAGACGAAACCGATTGCGTCAGCAACTCCCGCTCCGATCTGTAGAGCATTCGCAGTTTTTTCAGCATCATTATCACCCTTCAATTGAAACTTCCCTCCCTTGAAATCTTCTGCTAAATCATATGCTCCGAGACCGATATTGACTAATGCTCCCGTATGACCCATCGCTTCTTCGGTTGCCGCTCCGAGTTTCGCACCCGTTTTTGACGCGGCGAACTTTTCAAACTTCGCACCCACTTTTCCAGTGAGACCACTTTTCTTCCCCGCTTCTTTCAGATTATCAGTTGCTCCTTCACCAAGCAATGAGTCCGCCGCTTTTGCCCCCGTTTTTGCGATTCCCTTCCCCGCCTTAACATCTTTCAGAGCGTCTTTTGCTAATTCTTCAACCGTACCTTTACCCGCTCCTTTGAGTGCTTTACCCATATCAACGATTCCACCCTTCACACCAAACGCCGCAACCACCGCTCCTTCTCCTTCTTTCAATGTCGTTGCTTGCTCTTGCTGTGCTTCTGCGGACGCCGCTTGAGACGCCGCTTGACTCCTCATCACATCCAGTTGCTGATTGAATTGTTCTCGCTGTTGATTGCGTTTATGTGCTGACGCACGACCCCTCGAGTGATCAAATAAATCCATGTTATACCAAAACAAATATTAAAATATAGATAGTGAAATATTTTCTGTTTTTTAGTATATGAGCACTAACAAGCAAAAATTCAACAAACGATATGGATTCAAATCAAATGAACCACATTCCAAACAAGAGATTAGTAAAATAACTGGTGTCAGCATGGGTATTTTAGATCAAGTGTACGACCGAGGTCTTGGAGCACGAAAAAGTAATCCTCAAAGTGTTAGAAGTCTGTCGGGTAAAAAAGTGGGTGGCGGTTCTCTGAAGGGTAAGATGAGCGGACCTCAATGGGCGATGGCACGTGTGTATAGTTTCGTAGTGGGAGGTAAGACTCAAAAAACAGCGGATAAAGATTTATGGGAGAAACATTTGAAAAACAAAAGTAGAAGAAAGAAATCTACTTCATAATGTCTTTATGGGCAGACGCCATTGACATACCCTTCCGTAATCGTACCATCATCTTCATACGATGCGATTTCAGTTGAGACGGAGTTAGATCTTGTAAATCTTTGTGTTTTTCCATGTGAGATTTTAATTGCTGTTTTTGTTTGTCGGTCATTTTACCGCTTGCTGGTTTCTTTGCTTCTTTCTTCATCGGTTCTTTCTTTGTTTCATATGCCATAGTTATATCACAAGTAAATATATTATTTTGTATTATTGTTTTCCATAAAAGTTATCAACTTGATAACTTCGTTTAGACTAAAGAAATAAAACATACCATACTTATTATGTCAATGTTACTCCATGGTGATTGTTTGGAACATATGAAACATCTAGATGCTGAATCAGTTGATTTGATATTTTGTGATTTACCATATGGTCAGACGGGTTGTCAATGGGATTGTAAAATAGATCACGAAAAGTTTTGGGACCAGATTATGCGTATCAAGAAAACAAACACTCCGATCTTTATGACGACCACCACGAAGTTTGGAATTGAATTGATTCAATCCGCTCCGAAGAAATGTCCCTTTCGATATGATCTGGTATGGGTCAAGTCCGCTCCATGTGGATTCTTGTCTGCGAAAAAGATGCCGATGAGAAAGCACGAAATGGTATATGTCTTTTATGAGAAATTACCGTATTATGATTTATCAAGTCATAAGCATAAGTTTCAGAAGAAAGCGACCGCGTCTCAAAACGGACCGACTTATGGTAGTGGAGGAAAAGACCCCGATGCGGAAGTTATCAAGACGACATACGATCCGCCTCTACCCGTATCAGTTGTGAAAGAAGGAGACGGATGTTATGGAGAAGATATGCGACCAGAAGATAGAATCGGTGGAAAACCATTATATGATCCGCCTCTACCCGTATCAATTATTAAAGATACCAAACACGGAACAAACACATATGATACTGAAAAAAGAAAGAAACCAATCACAAGAGAACCACCCAATAAGTATGATCCACCTCTACCGACTACGATGCTTGAGATTAAATCTACACGTGGCAAACATTCAACAGAGAAACCCGTTGCTCTGATGGAATGGATTTTAAAATATTATTCAAAGGAAGGAGATGTTGTACTTGATCCGACGATGGGTTCGGGATCAACGGGAGTCGCTTGTAAGAATATGAATCGTAATTTCATCGGTATTGAAATGGATGCTGAAATCTTTGAAGTCGCTATCGGACGGATTGAATCTTAAAAAGATATCAAGTTGATAACTTATTCTAATATACTAGTATCTTCATGCTCGTTACCTTCCCAAACGACTTCTTCAAAATTACGGAGGATACGGGCGGGGTTACTCTGGAGGTCAAGATACATCACTTGATACGGAGAGGAATGAATATTCTTGTAATGCTGGAAGAAGTTCTCTTTGCCCCCAACCATCCCGCTGTACTCTTCAGCGATTTTCTCTAACTCCATCTTATTCTGCTGACGACATATGAAGACACTATTCGCGTTGTTTCTAATCATACCCGAAACCGCTCGAAACGATTGTGTAGATATCAAATAGAAATCTATATAATGTCTGAATCTTGTACTGAAGAAACTGACAGCATTACTTTTACTGAAATCTTGAGTCAAGATATCATCAAGTATCAGAGCATACGAAGGTCGTTCATCGCGTTTGTATTGTGCTTGCTCTTTCATGATCCCCGAAATCATACTATCCTCATAATGATCAAAACAATTGAAATGTTTAGAAAGTAATACCCCCTTGTTATCTGTATGTAATGTATTGGAGATGAATGTCACAGTATCAAACATCGCTTTGTAAAACGATTCGTTCATAAAGAAATTGACAAGCAGATTTGATTTACCGCTACGAACCGATCCAATCAGCAATCCAAGACACGGCATCTTTGGGAGATTTTCATGTATATCAGCGAAGCGATCATCTTCTTTTAAATCTTTGACTTTGAGTATTTGAGGCACGGGTTTTGATTCCATTTACTACTATATAGATAATTTATTCAATATATAATATTTAAATTACAAACCCATACCCGCTAACATATTTTGATACTTACCCGCTCCTCTACCCCACGCTGAATTGACTTCGCTCATTGTCTGTTTGATTTGTTTTTGCTGATCTTCAATTTGCTTCACGCGTTTCTTTTCTTCTTTGCGATCTTTTCGCATCTTTTCATATGCTAATAAAGTATTCAATTGAGAGCGTTCAATATCTTCTGCGGTGATAGAGGATCGCAGAGACGTCGGAGAACGTGGTGCTTTCTTCTTGGGTCGTTTCACATATTCTATTTGTTCTTCTTCGGAAGAAGTATCTTCAATGATAACTTGTTTGACTTTCTTTGCTTTTTTATTTAATTTCGCATTCTGGATTTCAAGATCTAAATGTTTATCTTCTAATACCATCTCTTGCTGTTGTTGTTCTAGTTGTCGTGATTCTGATTCTAGTGCTTTCTTTTTCGCGAGATTCTGGCGTCTGGTTTCACGCCCTCGAGCAAGTGCGTCTCGTCTCTTTTGTTTATTTTCTTCGGACAATTCTTTTCTTGCTCTCTTGACTTTCTGGGGACTGGTAGAACGTGTCGGTCGTCCCATCTTGCGTGGAGGAGCATCGGCGAATATTTCATTTTCTACAATATCGGGTTTCTTGACAAAATCTAAATCAATGGTGTCTTGAAGATCATCAATCGTTTCTTCTTCTTGAGTTGGTTGAGGGTGGATAAAGTTCGGATTCTCTTCACCCGTTTCTTCATCTACTTCTTCTACTACCATCTCTGCCAGTTCTTGTCGTCGTTGGTGAGGTGGTGGTGTAATATTAAAATTGAGCAGTGAAGGTAATGACATTATATTATACTAAAGATTATATTTTTTTTATGTGCGTTTATGATTTTTGACGAATGTGGAGGACTATTACAGTTGTACCGACCAGTGCTTCACAGAAAGTTTCATCGCCATAGACCAGCGAGACATCTAACTGATTGATTTTCATCACTTGGGGATTGTGGAGATCAACATAGACGAGGGTATTGGGTTCAAAGAAAAGACGACCCGTTTCATTCTGACCATCAAAGCGAGGTAAGTGAGAGATGATCCGTGATGGATTTCCATTCCCAGCATTCATAGTCTTTTGATTGAAATTATCAAGTCTTACAAAGATAGATTTTGTAGAGCGAGTAACGGGTCTATTGGTAGAGTTGAGGACTTGGACGGCGAATTGTGCTCCATCATAAGCATCTGCGACCCATGGAGGTATTGTGTCTATTTCTGCTGGCATATTCGCAAATCCAAGTAAATCACGAGTATTCGCATCTTCTGTTGGAATATATAATCCCGAGGGAGCAACAATAAGTATGGGTCTCAAATTGGGGAAGGTATTGGTTCCCGTGTCAAACGTGGGATATGGGATTCCCGCAAGAGTGATATTCGTCCATCGTCGCCCCAAGTCGCGATACGCCGCATATGACTTCGCTGTCGCCCGTTCCATACAATATGTATAATATGATGGAATGATAGACGGACCTTGAAGAGAAGAAAATCCCGATTCGGGGACTTTGTAATCTGTGAGCGTAATGTTGTAATCAGACGCCAAATTACCACTCCCTCGCTCAAGATCATTATTGATCGCCATAATCGGTTGAAGATTCCAAGCAGTCTGATCTATCGGTTTCATATTCTGTAAGACTGGTGGTGGCACCGCATCAAAGGTGATGAGAGTGTCAGTCCCCGCACCGCCACTTCTTATCATATTGATAGCGACTCTTGATCCATCACAAACAAATTGAACTGCGGTGTAATCTCTATTTGCTCCGTTGGTATTCATATTGTAGAAAACATCAAAGGGTGCCGCCGTCGTTCCCCCTCGGGTGTAATCTACCATAACTAATTTCGGTTGTAATTCATCACCCGTAATACCTTGACCTCTGGGTATAGTTGCGTCTGGAACACCGGGGGCGATTTGAGCGACGCGGAGTAATCCATCAGCACTTACCATCACCGCATAATCAAAGTAAGTCTGTAACCATCTTGTATCTGTGCGATTTGCCACCCCACCCGCATCGGTTCTCCAGTATTGTTTTCCCGCTGGGTGCTTGAAATCATACGGACCGAGATTTCTTGAGGAAGGACGATTCGCCCCAACGGGATTGATACAGCGAGTTGTAGAAACTCGTGAAAGACCAACCATGAAGCGAGTCGGCAGATTGTCTCGTGATCCATTTACCACCTTTGATATATCAAATTCACACCCACCTTTTGCTAATGATACGGGACCGTGATCAAATGTAGTTCCCATCGTTTCCTTTTGATATGATACGGGGACGAACTCCACGGCGTTTCCCACCACATTCACATTGTAAGGTTGTCCGAGCGCGTTCGTCCCACCCAGAGCGGTCTGGGTTCTCATTCCAAGATTACAAGCATCTAACGAGTTATTCCTCAACTCTGCGGCGTTCACTCCACTCGTCAGAAAATTTGGTGCTGTCACTCGGCATTTAAGTTTGAATTGATACCCCTTACTTTCTCCCGTGGCGGGATCTCGTACCACTTCGCACTGATGGATTTCCGACTCAGCACCCAAATAACTTGGGTGGTGAAGACCTTCATAGAGAGGTTCTCTACCCGCACCACGAAGATCATCTTGTGTGGTTTTTGAAGCAAGATTATTGAGGAATCTTGATATTTCTCTTGCGATCTCTTCTTGACTTATGTCAAGAGTTTCTTGTCTGTCTGGAAATAATTCAAATCGGATTGGAGTGGATAAACATTCACTTTGAAGATTGCGAACTCCAACACCCCCCACCGCCCCCACATCAATTTTTTCACCCAAGTAAATATACACGACCCGACGCCCCCCTTCAATACCCACAGACCCATCTAAACAAATCTTACATGATTGGAGAGCGACTTCAGAATTTGCCGGAATCTCTAAAGTAGATGTTATGCTATTCCGAAACGCATATGGTTTGAATATGCTTGACTGCTGACCAATCAAATTACTCTCACTTGCGTCGTTGGAAAGTATTACTAAACTCATATTATATGATATAGTATATATTTTTGTATCAAAAGAAAAAAATATAATATTATACATAATGCCGAAACACTACGAGAGCGATAAAGACCCAAAACTGCCACCCAAGACAAATAACAATTACAAGACAAAAGATGTCTTTGACACGAAAGCAGAGACATCAAAGAAATTACAACAAACAAAGAAACCAAAATCCAAGAAGAGATCATACTAAAAGTTATCAAGTTGATAACTTTTTACAGATTTCAATTTGAGATTCATCTATATCTAATCCGACTCCGGTGAAACCCATATCATCTGCCATACGAAGAGTTGTTCCTTGACCGACAAACGGATCACATACTTCGGTGATATGTTTTCTTTGAAGAAACTCTAAACAAATCCGACATGCGTTATCTCCCATTCCGTGTTCATAGAGGGTATCACCTCTGTCAAAGACATCGGGCGTCGAACAACCGGGGGTTCCATGGCGAGAGTAACATACGACATGACTATATGTCGGTTTATATTTATCATTACTATTGACATCTCGTATCAGACATATCTTATGAAACATCATTCTCATGTTGAGTTTGTACGCAGATTCTGTAAGATAATACGATTTATCAATCACCCCTCTATGTTTCCGATCTGTTTGTATAAACATCGCATACCCCTTCTTTTCAACCGATAACAACAAGAGTGGAATTGTTGTTCTCAAGAAAGATATATATTCTGTTTCCTTCATACCCAACTCACTCATCTCCGGCAGACTTGTCAGCATCGCCGGTATCTCATATTGTTTGCTTGTACAATACTCAATCCCACAACCAAGAATATATTCCATATACATACTTGTAGAATAAGTTATCAAATTGATAACCTCTATAAATTAAATCTTTCAGATTAAAATCTTTTCTACTTTTATCTGATGGACTATGATATATACTTGAGCAAGAAGATGGATATCAATCGCCGTGACAAGTATTACCACGATCTTCTCGTTCTTAAAAATATTTCAAAGTCTTTACCCGACGATATGATAGAGTATATGAAAATGATATACAAATATGAAACCATTGAAGAACGCACAAAACAGCACCATAAATACCATGTCTTACGAGAACTACGTGCGAAACTATACTACTCCAAGTACATGTATCGATACTATCTTGAAATATATAAGAATGATAAGAATAAAGAAGATCGCCAACAAGATATCATAGTGATAACAAATGCGATTGAAACAAGAGAGCAAACATAGATAAATGGATACTAAAACAGAGGGTAAATCATTCATAATTCGTTTGATTTTTGATAATCTTATCTATGTAGCATTAAATAAGTAAATATGCCTTCAGTCATCAACAAACCCTTTTTGAAGCACAATCTCAAGTATGGACTCAAGAGCGAATGTAAGATTTTACCCGCGATAAAGCGTCAGTTTGATAACTCTTTGAAACCTTCCCCCGACCCGTATAGCAACTTTGATTTTATCGGTGATAATATTATGGTTGAATTAAAAACCCGCAGAGGCAATCATATTGATAGAGGGTATTCAACATTTCCATTTGACACGTGTAAATTAAACAAGTATAAGATGTTAAAAAAAGAAAATCCACAACTCCAAGCATATGTATGCTGGTATTGGAAAGACATGAATCAATTACATTATTGGAAAGTACATGATACAGAAACGAAAGATGATGAAGAAGTTGATCATTATATTACAAATTGGAATGTAGATGGGAGACAGAAGTCAGTCGTAGAAGTTTTCAAAGAAGATACACAATGTATTTCACTCTAAAAATAAACTAAAAATTAAATCTTCTGGTACTCTGTATCTATCTAATCTATTTGTTCCACCACCGATCCTTTGAACATCTGCTTCATGTTTTTTTTTCTCACCGACCGTATGAACATCATTCGCGACATTTAATTTATGTTTTCTTGATTCACTCATATTACCACACGCACCACTACCATCACATTTTTTCGCATCCCACTCTTCTTTGTTAGTCCAGATACGAGTTCTCTTGCGATACCCCCAATCACTATACATACAATAATCAATATCATAGAAGGGCAAGTCTTTCATAATCTTTCTGTTTTTAAGATTACCAGTTTGCGGATTTTCCATAAACCAATACTCAACATCAAAATAATCAATAATCTCTAATGTTTTCAAGACTAATAAATCTGCTTCATCTTGTTCTTTTTCATGAAGTTCTTTGCTGTAAATCGTCCCGTCTTTTAATTTGTTGCCATACCAACATTGTTTTAATTGTGAATAACTTGTACATGGCGGAGATGCCCAGATGATATCAAATTCATCTTTCGCATATTGTTTGTAATCAAAGTCCATCACATCGCATTTGTGGTCTGCTGGTAAAAGCATATCAACTGATACTTTATCCCAACCCAATTGATCACAACATTTACCGACAGAACCAGTACCAGAAAAAAGTTCTAAAACTTTCATAATAATAATAATACACATAATATAAATACACGAATCAAACTCAACAATCGTCATACTCTTTCTCCTCCTCTTCATCTTTCACAAGTAATTTCTGGAAGAGGAGATGAGCGGTGTCGGCGTCTGCTTTGAGTTTCATAATGTAAGGGACAACTTGTAGAATATCTTCCACCTCGCCTTTTGTGGCATCTTCAATCTTCGCCATCTCCTTACGATAATTCTGTAGAATCATAATGTCGTTGGTGTCATCCATAGTAGTTGAGTTGAGTTTCTCATTCTCCTTTTTGAGTTTCTCAAGATATTCAATATATTCGGGAGCAGTAATAACCTTGCCCTTCCGATGCTCGTGTTGTTGAGGGACACCTCTGTATGAATAGTCAATATTCTCTCCGATTGCTTCGTCGCTGACCCAGTAATCCTCGTCGCAGTGTCCGATAATGACGCTACATTCATCACCACACAACGCAACCATCATATCATAGAAAGTCTTGTAAAATATGATTCCGGGTTCGTCCTCAATCAAAGAGAAGAAGTGAATTTCTGACATAGTTGAGTTGAATAAGTTATCAAGTTGATACCTTTGTTGTTTGAATATATGAGAATCTACAATTGTCCCTTATCAAATTTTTACTCATTTTTTTACATTTTTCCAAATCAAATTTCTTACTGATTTTTTACATTATTGATATAAGAAATAAGTTATCAACTTGATAACTTATTGAAAATCAACCCATACTTCTTTTCTTTCAAACTTGATCCGACTCTTGATATTCTTTTTCTCTGCTTTTCGTCGGAGTTGCTCACGCTTCTCAACACTCAAGATCGGTTCAAGTCGTACAATACCTCCTTGTAGATTATATCTTTCGCATGCTTTACGCACAGATAATAAATCTCCATACTGACGAATATAATTCACATCATCTATGATATCTTGATTGCTCGAGTAATCACTCAACTCAAGATGATAATCCATGTCGCAATAATGAATGATCTTTTTGGACAACGCGATAATATTATCTTTCTCTTTGCTGGTCATTCTGCGACGTGGGTTATCAAGTTTTAAATAACACAAGAGTTCTGTGATGTTTGTAATTTCGGGATATTTCAAAGATGTAAAGTGTAGAGATTTCTGTGTTTCAATAACTTCTACAAACTTCTTTTTGAGATCATCTTTCATATCGCTTTTTGCGACAATCATGGGCAGTGGTAAATGTTCTATCATAGAAATCATATCATTACGGGTGTGAGACTTATGTATAGTTATCATATATCATCTGATAGATAATAAGATGTATTTTTAAACTCAAGAATAATATATACACCATAATAAATGTCGTCCGAATACGATGAGATGAGAATGATTGTGTGTGATCGCAAATCGGCGATCACAAAAGACGACGAGGGTCTCAATAATGAATGGACAAATGAATTCAATGAAACTGTACAAATGAAACCCGGTGATAGACTTGCTGTCTTTAATGCTTTCATATCTGAAAAAGGAGCGGGCACAGCAGAAAGCATAGAGTTCAAAGATATCAATCTGTCTGGTTCCAGAACAATCCAAGTCACGAAAACACAAACTCTTCTTGCGGGAGACACTAGAAATAATCAACTCCTCGTAGCAGAAAGTGGGAGACGATTTTACTCAGAAATAAGAACAGACGGACCGACCCCAAAAAAAATCGCCGACCGATTCAAAGAAGAATTCATGTATATGGATTATGTTGAGAACGCAACAGAGAATATCATTCAAAAAGATAATTCAACTTCACTTGTGATAAACTATTACAAAACTATGGACGGACTATGCTTGTATCAATTACCACGCCGATGGTCAAATGAAAACTACTTCAGTATCGTTGGAGCGAAGAATGTCAATCCAATCTCATGGTCGGTAGATGATGGATTAGCAACGGGACGATGTCGTGGCGAGAACGTGTTGATTGGATCTCAAACCGACATTCTCCCCACAGAGTCCCCCGGAACAGTCGAGTTCTTTGATATAGATGAAGTCTATGGATATGTCTTAGAGGATTACAAGATCATATTAGACTTTGAAGCAGATGTCCCACTCGTTGTCGGCACTCCGGGGACAAAAGGTCAAGTCAGACAAGGAAGAACCAAGAGACTCATTATTAAAAATGATAATTCACGAATGACAATCATGATGCGAACCAAAAATTTATTTCATCCCGTAGATGTTGTGCGACCACCACCCATCAACACAGAACTCTACTATGATTACATACCTCCATATTATGCGGCGGATCCAGAGTTTCATGATTATATTACTTACAGAGAAACAGTTGATCTTTCTTTACAACCCGGTTTCACTTCTGCGAAATATGTCAGCGAAGAACTCACCCGACAACTACGAAGTAGTCAGATCGGAGATGATGATATACAAACCATAGAACGAGGACATACACGAATCGTGGATGATTTTCAAGCAAAAACTACCACCAATCTTGAAAAGTTTGTAGAAACCTCTACATATCGGAGATTTGTCGCATCAAATGATTATTTGGGTCAAAAGAAGTTTTATGATGAAACACTTGACAATTCAAACCCTCCGTTGTTTGGCGCCCCCGAAGTCGGAACTCACGGACCCACAACTATCACGGGGGAATTTTTACCCATCCAAGGGTTCAATCCGACCATGGATTTCTATAATCAGTACCAGTTTATCGCTACGAAACGCCCCGACCTCGTAGAAGCGGGCGAAGAACTGAATGATATCTTTGGTAACATCGTAGATGTCCTCGGCGGTAATCAGCAACAAGCATATTATACAACCAATCCAATCATCACAGATATCCCATACAGTCCAGAGAATCTTCTCAAATTGAAAAAGTTCATTGACGCTCAAGCAAACTATCCCGAACTCTTCTCTGCTAAAAATATCAGAAATGTATGTCAAACGAATAGTCTCGCAGTTCCCAATAATCTCAATCCTTACTATGAAATCAAAGAAGTCAATGTGGCGGGGTTTTTCACGCTTCAAGAAACTTCGTTCGTCAATATCAACAATGCGAGATATTTACATATGAATCAATACGAAACAAAGTTATACAATAATCTACTTGAGGGAGATCCAAAACTCAATGCTGACTGGGCGAAGCACGCGATGCTCGGGTGTTCGTATTATGACTGGAGAGGACATTTTATCACGGACACCGCAACGGGAGCAGTGGATAATACAAGATTCTCAAGACCGTTGAATGATCCCGAGGAAAGTGCGGAATTTACACAAGTACTGGCGGGGCAAGGGGGAGAACGGCGACTGAATAGCGCACCTTTCTTCTTCCACTATGATCCTTCACAAAAAGATAAACTCTACTCTGACACCCAAGTTGCGAATCAAAACTCTCAAAATGAAAATTATAGTTATGGTTGTTTTGGAAGAGATACAGATGTGGGAACCATTGTCATCTATCCGAATAAAATCTTAGACTCTTCTGGTGCTGGAGTTGGATTGCCTCCTCACTTCTTTACTACAAATAGCGGTGGTGTTGGAACTATTGAAACGGGTAGAAAAGTCGGATATGATCGCCATTGGAACGCATGGGGAACAGCAACCATCGGTCTCACAAGTGGTATCCCCAAGTATGAATATAAACAAACATATAATGGTGCCGCCCCTTTTTGGGATACAAACACTCAAAACGGAATGACACCGCCTCTTGTATCAGATCCCGTCATTGGATCAACGGTAGCAACGATACAAGGAATCTATTCAAACCCCGGTATAGATGCTGGTGATGATTTCAACAATAGTATCAATCAATTTTTAACGAATGTTTATCTCGGGGCAGATTCACCCACAGTCGCATATGATGGAGCACATTTCTCATTCAATAATTTACACACGCCACTCAATAAAGGGAATCTCAATACCATCACCGAAGCAGATGAGAGTTTTGATGAATCAGAAATCGTCTATAAAATCAATCCTCAACAACAATATAATAGTTGGTCGCCTTCCATGAGACCATATGAAGAAACAATTGATTTCAAATACACTGACGATGCCACCGCAGATAATGAAACACGCAGACGAGTCAATCGTAATCTTGAAACATTTCAAGTGTACGACACCACAACTGGAATCTTTATCGAAGACTTCGGATATAATCAAGATGTATGGGACGATTCATTATGGGGCAGACTGGGTTTTACATACAATCAACTTCATAATGATAACCCACCCGAACGACAAAAACGATACACAGACTTTACTTCAACATCTAATATCTTGACAACGAACGCAGATGTCAGAAGTAAAGATATCAAGTCATGGCAACAGAACAAATTCAAAGAATCACAATATTCAAATACTCTGTTTCATGCTTTCCAATTCAAAGCATTCAAGGCGGGGTCAGCAAAAGATCAAACTTGCTTTCTTGCCTTCTTACCCGAAATCATCGCACCAACATCTTCAGTCTCTGTTGTCGCATCTGATTACCCGACACAAATCAATAACGGTTTCTACAATATCCGAAGTGATTTAGCACTCAATGTTGCTTCTGTCTTGGGTTCTGGAAACAATAAATATCCGATCGTGGGCATAGCAGACAAGACAAACTCTTTGAAAGATTTCTTCATCTCATCGCCCTCATCTATCAGTCATACAATCACTCATCCAACAACTATCTCAAGTATTACTACCTCAATCACGGATCCAGATGGAACCGCATCACGATGCTCACCCAACAGCGTCATCATTTATAGAATCACACGTTCTGTTGATACAAGTTTCAACATTCTCGGAGATCTTGAGAAAAAATTACAAGAATTAGAATTACAGAAAAATAAAAAATAAATCTAAAATAATAATATACAAGAGACTAGATAGATGCCCAGACATTCTCTCCACCCCTCAGAAACCAATTCACAGAAGATAGATCGGGCAATTATCTCTCTAGACTTTCTCTGCCGAGAAGTCAGAACACTATCGAAAGATCAGAAGGCACTACGCCTCATGTTATTAGAAATTATGGAGAATACAAAGCAGTATGAATTTCCGGAAGCACCCAAAGAAACCCCCGAACCCGTTCCAGAGAAATCGTCGTGGTTTTGGTCTTCATAATTAATTCTATGTAACACTATATGGCAAAATCAGTAGTAATTAAAAACTCTACTAAATCAGATAAAAAACTTATGGCGATATTTACACGTGAAAACGGACGAACAAAAACTATACATTTTGGATCAAAAAACATGGACGATTATACTCTCACAAAAGATAAAGCACAACGAAAGCGTTATTTAGACCGACATCGTAAGAATGAAAACTGGAACAATCCCGAATCAGCGGGAGCATTATCCAGATGGATATTATGGGGACCATCCACTTCCCGAGGACAGAATGTTAAGTCCTTCAAGTCTCGCTTCGGGTATTAAAATTGAATTATTATATTTATTTCTATGCTTCTTATATATAATTGGATGGTTTATGCTTGTGTGGTCAGTCTTCTAATTTTGCTTTATGAAGATATACATCTTGGAGCACACTTAAGGCAGTCCCTCGGATTCGTGAAGATTCCTTCAGAAAATCCGCCGCCTCCGACATGCCCTTAAACTTCTGATTACTTAACATAATTTTTACCACCGCCGCTGGACCCAGAGACACACCCGATAATTTCTTTGTAATATATCCCAGTCGTTTTGAGACATCTTGTTTGTTGGTAAATCCGAAGAGAGGTTCCATCGGTTTAATTTCTTTGTTTGCTACATACTCACGAATGTGCTTCTTGAGTTGAGGATCTTTAATTTCATTTTCAATTGTGCCATACTGATCAAAAGTCTTATAGTCGCTTCGTGATACAAATACTTTACGCTTTCCCAGTACAAGATAATTCTCTGTATTTTTACCCTTCTTTTTCAGATAGTTATATTGAGCGATTTCAGTCAAGAGTTTCAATGTACCCACTTCCGCACGATATGGATATTTCATCAAGATCTCAAGTATGAGTGCTTCTGCGTCGTGATCATTTTCACGCAACCCATCAATGATATCATAGACCATAGACGGAGCGACTTGCTGTTCTACTTTCTTATCTGAAACCTTCCGTTCCTTCTTATCCTTCGCCACTTGCTTTTCCAAGTCTCGGATCTTTTCAATATAGATACTCACAACTTCTGCCACCTTTGTCACATTCTTCGTAGTCACATCTTCCCTCTCTTTAGAAAACTCACGCTCCCAGTTTGCCATCGCCAGCATCAGAGAGTAATAGTTTCTTTGAGTCGTTTTACTGAAGTTATTGGAATCAATCCATTCTGTCACCATATCGGGTTTCATCCATACTTCTTTGACATCAAAGTGGGCATTCATAATCTTTGCGATCATTTTAGCATTATTGCGAACTGTCGTATCCTTCACCGATTTTCCATAACGCTCTTTGATATCACGAAAGCGAGTTTCAATTTCAGACAGATCCATTATCTACTTATATCACTTATCTACACTTTAAATCCCTTTTCTAAACGCAGATGTCTCTTTGCCAAGAAATTACCCCTTGGCATGGTATAATATAATCTATAATTCTAATCTAGTCTTGTCACAATAAGTTATCAAAGTGATAACTTAATCCATCCAAACTATATCTCTTGCTAGATTCATCTTGTAGCAATAATAGAAGCAGTCAAAGGCACATTGATTTTTCTGTCCCTCGACGGGTTCGCCATTGACATACTTGATAAAGTGTATCCTCTTACGTGGGATAATAATCTGAATCGGTTCTCTCGCATCTTTGAAACTATCTCTGAAGTATGATGTACAAATCTTGGCAGATGGCATAAGCACAATGAATGGTTTATCAAGTTCTCGCAGACGATTCATCACCGCCTTTGATTTACTGAAAGGAGGATTCGTAATGATAACTTCTCCTTTATTATTTTCAAAGAAGTCTTCGTCAAGATGAATAACTTCTTGACACCCCAGTTCTCTCAGATATTCACCCGAAGACCCACTACCCATGAAGGGTTCCCATATGACTTTATCCTTGGGGATATATTCTGTGATATTATCCCACGCGTATTTCGGAGTCATATAATCATCGTGCTTGGTGAAGGACATGGCGAATGTTGGCATTATAGTCTAGTACAGATAATATTCTCTTGCCAAGAAATTACCCCTTGGCATGGTATAATATAATCTATAATTCTAATCTAGTCTTTTCATAATAAGTTATCAAAGTGATAACTTCTATCCATACTCGTACCATTGACTTAATCCGTCTCTTGTTTTCCATCCCATCGAACCGATAGCGATTCTCCAGTTCTTTGCTTCTTCTGGGTCCATTCGTTTCCAATATATCACAGAGTTCCAGTTACAGCAACCCCATTGTCCGGCAACTCTGCCAGCACGATTCATCTCATACTCTAGAAAATCTGCGGAAAGTCTATATGTATCTGCGATATGTCTCTTGAAATAGATATCTCTCTTACCCCACTCTGAATATACTGGTCTATTTGGGTCGCATTTGTGAATATCACATATCTCTTTCACTTGCCATAAAGAGGAGAGTCTATCTATACATTCAATAATCTTACCGGTAGTCTTATTCACTAACCAGCAGTGAAAGTCTCCCTCGCCCCAACCTCCTTCCTTCGGGTCACGACCATGTTGATCATAGTAGTATTTGGATTGGTTCGTCATAGTTTTCGGAGAGTTGAAGATGTTTATATATACGCTATCAAATTTATCACTTATCAAATTTTTAGAGAGTTTTTTTTATATTTCTCAGAGGATCCAATTTGATCTCAAGAGGTTCTCAAGAGGTTATCAAGATGATAACTTAGTGGAGCAGAGACTACGGGTTTTTGTTTTCAGATAATACGGATTGCTCATCAGACCCCCATCAAATTTAAGCAAAAAAGAAAAAGGGGGTGAAAGTCAATTCACACTCTTTAAA